AGGGACTCCATTAGAATTTTTGAAAATTTAACACCAGACGAGTCTATTGTAATATGATCACCTTTCAAACCACCTAGAGAGAAACCAGCTGATGTTTTAAGATTCATACGCCTAAGAAATTCGTCACAAACTGAACCAGAAGCACACTCATAAAAACCAAATGGAGATAATTTTAGAGTAGGATTATCTCTCTTTATAGTAGTAACAAAATAATCAACTGATTCTTTCACAACTTTTTCCATAATAGTCTTATCTAGAGGAGGTCTTTTCTGAGCCATGACCGTCATAGGACCATTATATGGCATATATACTCCATCAATGAGTGTAGGTTTCATGAGGGGAGGACCCCACTCTTTAGTAACCTCAACTCCAAAAACATCCTTAACCATCAGTCGAACATCATACTGCTTTGAAAAGGGGGTTTTAACAACACTACTCTTTTTAGGAAGAGTAACGGGTTTATCGACTTGGCCTAAAAATTCTATACCGATAAAATCCTCATGATGAATAGGGTGTTTACGGTTAGGGACTTTAAGGGAACCAAAAAGACGTGAAGATTGGGGAGTTATAGTCATAAGAGGGGACGATGATGATAAAGAAGAAAGAGCCACATCAATATCCTTACGCGAAACTGGAATAGCATAACCATAAGGACCATTAGCTCCAATATGGTGACCAATGATAGCACTTCCATTGTTAAACTGACAAATAAGAGGAAAACCACAATGACCATCATCATTCTCTGGGTAATGGTACTCATACACAACATCCATAGAAATAGCTGAGCAAACCACATTATACCGCTCATTAAAAACTACCGGGGTAAGACCTATATAACCCCTGCCAGAACGAGGAAGAGTGTTAGTATAATGCTTAGTCTTATCGCTAAAAGTAACATGAGAAAAACGGCATATATTGAGGTCATACTTCAGAGGAATAAGATCCTGAAGTCGTATTTTAGAATCAGTGGTCTGGTTCGCTAAACCTCGTAAAGGGTACTCCATAGAAACAATTGCTGGAAAAGAAGATGTAGAAAATACATGACGAGGAATAACAGCTATATCCGAGCGTAAACCAAAAATGTGTAAGAAAGGAAGGGCAGAATCGGAGGTAACTTTGATTAATCTAGTTTGTCGAACCAAACTCTTGGCTAAATCTTCTGCTAAGCCAGTATGACTCGGTGAATCGGAGCCAACCAAAATGTTCCAATTTGCCATACCAGCGGTTTTCCTACGAATCAATTCGGATTTATTCTCAAAGTAATTGTTTATCTTAGTAACTTTAGTCTTATCAGTCTCAACTGTATTATCCTTAGACAAAACACTACCTTGGGGGGCTATTTCAGTCTTCTTCTTAGAAAGGAACTTAATATACACGTTGGCTATCACCGCAACTGAGAAGAGCTGAATTAACGTAGAGAGGGTTATATAAACTTGAGAACGTTTAACGACTGTATTAACTTTAGATGAATTAATAAAACCCAACAAGTTATCAACTCTACCCCTAAACGAACGCAATTCACTAGTAAACGAACCAATCCGGGATAGGGTGAATGAAAAAACAGAAAACAAAAACAGGAGAGTACCTACAACCCTAAAATGACCAAAGAACAAAAATGAAAGGATAATAATTAAAGACATATAATAGTTCTCTCTACAGAAGGCATAAGTTATACGCAACATATCAACAAAAAGAACACGAGAAACTCTACTGCTTTCCCCAATAAGGGTTTTAAGTATATCAAAACGACTAAGCATATTGTCATAGATATCAGACGCACCACTCTGTGCTGTAATAAACACAGATGGAGCATCACCAGCCAAACTTATAGCTTTATCAACATTTGCTTCCACGTCTTTAAAATCTTCATCTGGGTTTATAAAACCTGTCAATGCATTATCTAAAGCTTCCAATCCGGAAAAAGAATTTACAAAACTATTAATATTTGTGTCGGACAAAACCTCAGACAATTTACTATTAGACTCTATATGATTACGACAGTGAGTATAGAAAAATCTACCAAACTCCTTTGAGCTATTAAATGTCTTACTAAACAGCGGTTGTGGCACACCACCAGGAGCAGAAGTGAAAGTTTCCACAGTAATATCCCAAATATCTAAATTATTAACACCTGAAGCAGCTACTTTACTATAATCAACCCCTACACCACCTTTAAAACGGTATTCGGGTTTGCTAGAAATTTTAGCCCGAAGAACTCGTCGCATAACTGCGGCGAGATTCTTATTTGTAGCCTTAAAACCACAAAAATCATCATTAGAGTCTAAAACAGCACCTAGAAAATCTAAACGTATTTTACCCTTCTCAGTGAAAGCCATATTAGCATACATAGGTTGGGAATCATTAACAGAAAGAAATTCATCAGCGTAAGGATCACTACCACTAACCTTATCGTCCTTTTTGGCCCCCATCTCAGAATAATGAATTATTAAATGTTCATCAGGACTATAGCCCTCATGAT